TGCCAGGACAACTTCTGGTCCGGTAACGTGCTGAGTCCGGCCAAACTCCGCGACAAGTGGACCCAGCTCGAAATCAACCGTAACAAGCAACAGGCAGGCATGATAGCCAGCAAACCAAAACTCGACCTGACAAACACTGACTGGATTTACGGGGTGGATTTATGAAAAACATCGCCGCACAGATGGTTAACTTTGACCGTGAGCAGATGCGTCGGATCGCCAACAACATGCCGGAACAGTACGACGAAAAGCCGCAGGTACAACAGGTAGCGCAGATCATCAACGGTGTGTTCAGCCAGTTACTGGCAACTTTCCCGGCGAGTCTGGCTAACCGGGACCAGAACGAACTGAATGAAATCCGCCGCCAGTGGGTTCTGGCTTTCCGGGAAAACGGGATCACCTCGATGGAACAGGTTAACGCAGGAATGCGCGTAGCCCGTCGGCAGAATCGACCATTTCTTCCATCACCCGGGCAGTTTGTTGCATGGTGCCGGGAAGAAGCATCCGTTATCGCCGGACTGCCAAACGTCAGCGAGCTGGTTGATATGGTTTACGAGTATTGCCGGAAGCGTGGCCTGTATCCGGATGCAGAGTCTTATCCGTGGGAATCAAACGCGCACTACTGGCTGGTTACCAACCTGTACCAGAACATGCGGGCCAATGCGCTGACTGACGCGGAATTACGGCGCAAGGCTGCCGATGAACTGACCTGTATGACAGCACGAATTAACCGTGGTGAGACGATACCTGAACCAGTAAAACAACTTCCTGTCATGGGCGGCAGACCTCTAAATCGAGCACAGGCTCTGGCGAAGATCGCAGAAATTAAAGCTAAGTTCGGACTGAAAGGAGCAAGTGTATGACGGGCAAAGAGGCAATTATTCATTACCTCGTGGCGCATAAGAACTTCTGTGCACAGGACGTTTCCGCGGTAACAGGCGCAACCGTAACCAGTATAAATCAGGCTGCGGCTAAAATGGCGCGGGCAGGAATCCTTGTCATTGATGGTAAGGTCTGGCGAACGGTGTATTACCGGTTTGCTACCAGGGAAGAACGGGAAGGAAAGGTGAGCACGAACCTGATTTTTAAGGAGTGTCGCCAGAGTGCAGTGATGAAACGGGTATTGGCGGTATATGGAGTTAAAAGATGACCATCTACATCACTGAGCTTGTAACAGGCCTGCTGGTAATCGCAGGCCTTTTTATTTGGGGAAGAGTAATTGGAGGCTTTAAGAAATGAGTACGATAGCTGAGCTTGTCAGGGCTAATTTTCGTGAAGAGTTGGTGCGTTGGTATCGGTATCGTTCATCGTCCAGTTTGCCGCTTGATGAGTTGTATGAGCATTCACCTGCCGCACGACGCTATCCGCGTGACCGTGTTCTTCGACGGTTGTTCAAACTCAACAATGAGTTTCAGCGCAACAGAATTATCCGGAGTCTGGATTTAAAGTGAAGGAGCGGGCATGAGCGACCTATCATTAACCCAGCCAAAGCTAAAAGAATGTCCGTTTTGCGGCGGTAATGCTCGTCTGTGGGTTGAGGCCGGAATAAATATTGATGTGTGGGGCTATGCAGAATGTGACCTCTGTGAAGCCTGGGGGGCATGGGCACCATCAGTTGCTGCGGCGGCTGAAAAATGGAACCGGAGAGCAGGAGATGAAGCAAACCTTTCTGCTTCGCAACGAAGCAATCAGAAATAACGCCATAGACGCCATTCTCTCACTACCCATCGACGACAAGTCACCCCACGAAGTCCACGTTAAAGAACCCAAGCGCAGCAAAGCGCAGAATGACCGTATGTGGCCGATGCTGAACGATGTTTCGTGTCAGGTGCTATGGCATGGTCAACGGCTGGCGCCGGAAGACTGGAAAGACCTGTTCACTGCCCTGTGGCTTAAGACCAAAAAACTGGAGCAACGAAGTGTGCCTGGTATCGACGGTGGCGTTGTCATGCTTGGCGTGCGTACCAGCAAAATGCGGAAGGTCAGCATGACTGAGCTTATCGAAATCATGTTCTGGTTCGGCTCAGAGCGCAACGTGCGGTGGAGTGATGACTCCTGGCGAGAGTATGAATGGTCACAACGAACAGGGAGGGCTGCATGACTATCAAATCAAATACGCCAGCACACGACAAGGACTGCTGGCAAGCGCCGCTTTGGCTTTTTGATGCACTGGATATTGAGTTTGGATTCTGGCTGGATTCGGCAGCGAGCGACAAAAATGCTCTGTGTGCTCACTGGCTAACTGAGGCCGACGACGCGCTCAATTCTGAGTGGGTAAGCCACGGTGCAATCTGGAATAACCCACCGTACAGCAATATCAGGCCGTGGGTGGAAAAAGCCGCTGAGCAGTGCATACAACAACGACAGACGGTAGTGATGCTTGTGCCAGAGGATATGTCTGTCGGATGGTTCAGTAAGGCTCTGGAGAGTGTTGACGAAGTTCGCATCATCACTGATGGACGGATTAATTTTATCGAACCATCGACAGGGCTGGAGAAGAAGGGAAACAGCAAAGGTTCCATGCTGCTGATTTGGCGACCGTTCATCAGTCCTCGACGGATGTTTACTACCGTATCCAAAGCGGCATTGATGGCGATCGGGCAGGGCGTCAGGAGGGCGGCATGAGGCGACAGCGACGAAGTATCACCGACATCATCTGCGAAAACTGCAAATACCTTCCAACGAAACGCTCCAGAAATAAACCCAGGCCAATCCCAAAAGAATCTGACGTTAAAACCTTCAATTACACGGCTCACCTGTGGGATATCCGGTGGCTAAGACATCGTGCGAGGAAAACAAGGTGATTGACGTGATGATTTATTCGGGGCTATATTCCTCACGCGCCAGCAAAATCTGGCGTCGGGATTGGCGTCCTGGATAGAGACCGCGACAGATACACGCCGCGAGCGTGTTTTTTATTGTCGTATGCACGCGCACATCTGAATTATGGTGGGCTGTGTGGGGGCGGAGAGATCCGCGCCGGTCGGTTTCCCGGTTACGCCAACCCTGCACAGTTCACCACCAGACGATTGGCGTCGTCGGTGGTGAGTTATTAAGAAACCACTCGAGGGCGTCATTATGACAACTCAAATCTCTGTTGAAACTCTCTCCCCGATCACCCATAACCAGATTCCTGTTATTACCACCGAACTTTTGGCGCAGTTGTACGGTGCTGAAGTTAAGAACATTCAAAATAACTACGCCAGAAATGCTGAGCGCTTTATTGAAGGAAAGCATTTTTTCAAAGTGGCTGGCGATGCCCTGAAAAATTTGCGGGTAGCTTTAAACTACTCACAAAATTTGCAACCATCTTTAAGAGGGTTACAAATTTCCCCGAAAGCCCGCTCCCTCATCCTCTGGACAGAACGAGGCGCAGCCCGTCACGCCAAAATGCTAGAAACCGATCAGGCGTGGGATGTGTTCGAAAAACTGGAAGACTGCTATTTCAGCCAGTGCGAGAAAAATACTGGCAAACAAGAGAAGAAGCCCAACGGGCTTTCCGCAAAAGAAACAGACAGCCTTGTATGGCTGTGGGATTATGCCAACCGCTCACTGGCATTGTTCCGTGAGTTGTATCCCGCATTAAAACTGATTCAGTCTGGCTATTCCGGCATATGCCACGACTACGGCTATGAGTTCTCGTATATCATCGGGAGGGCGAGGGGCGTTTTAATTAATCACACGCGGGATATAGATATTTATGAGCCTGACGGGCCGACGAACCTTCTGGCATGGGAAAGGCTTAAGAACAAAGAGTTGCCGCCTTCACTGCATCGCTACTGACAATTGACAACTTAACAAACCCAGCCTCGGCTGGGTTTTTTATTGCTGAATTTTCAATATGAGAGGACATGACAATGAATGAGCTGATAAATAGCAGCATCATCAAAATGACCAGCATTGAAATCGCTGAGTTGGTGGGGAGTCGTCCAGATAACGTAAAAATATCAATAGAGCGCCTGGCTAAATCTGGAGTTATTCAACTTCCTGCATTGCAGGTTTTCGAAAAAATCAATAACTTAGGACTGCGCCGTAGTGTCGAGGCTTACGTCTTCGAAGGCGAACAAGGTAAGCGAGACAGCATTATTGTCGTCGCCCAATTGTCGCCGGAATTCACCGCTCGTCTTGTTGACCGTTGGCGAGAGCTTGAAGAAACTGCGGTTAATATCCCCAAAACGCTACCAGAAGCGTTGCGCCTTGCTGCTGATCTTGCTGAGCAGAAAATGCAACTGGAAAACCAGCTCGCAATTGCCGCACCTAAAGTTGAGTTTGCCGATCGAGTTGGCGAGGCCAGCGGAATTTTGATTGGAAACTATGCAAAGGTTGTTGGAATTGGTCCAAACAAACTGTTTGCGTGGATGCGCGATCACAAAATCCTTATTGCTTCAGGTGCCCGGCGCAATGTGCCAATGCAGGAATATATGGAGCGCGGCTATTTCACAGTGAAAGAAACAGCGGTCAACACAAATCACGGAATACAGATATCGTTCACCACAAAAATCACCGGGCGTGGTCAACAGTGGCTGACCAGAAAGCTGCTCGATAACGGAATGCTGAAAGTAACAGGGGAGGCTGCTTAATGGCTAAACCAGCGCGAAGGAAATGCAAAATATGCAAGGAATGGTTTCACCCGGCATTCTCAAATCAGTGGTGGTGCTGCCCGGAACACGGAACTCAATTAGCACTCGAACGACGAAGTAAAGAACGCGAAAAAGCGGAAAAAGCAGCAGAGAAGAAACGACGACGAGAGGAGCAGAAACAGAAAGATAAACTGAAGATTCGAAAACTCGCCTTAAAGCCCCGCAGTTACTGGATTAAACAAGCCCAACAAGCCGTAAACGCCTTCATCAGAGAAAGAGACCGCGACTTACCATGTATCTCGTGCGGAACGCTCACGTCTGCTCAGTGGGATGCCGGACATTACCGGACAACTGCTGCGGCACCTCAACTCCGATTTGATGAACGCAATATTCACAAGCAATGCGTGGTGTGCAACCAGCACAAAAGCGGAAATCTCGTTCCGTATCGCGTCGAACTGATTAGCCGCATCGGGCAGGAAGCAGTAGATGAAATCGAATCAAACCATAACCGCCATCGCTGGACTGTCGAAGAGTGCAGGGCCATCAAGGCAGAGTACCAACAGAAACTCAAAGACCTGCGAAACAGCAGAAGTGAGGCCGCATGACGCTCTCAGTAAAAACCATTCCAGATAACAAGGGAGAAGTCGCATGGGCATAAGAGAACTAAACCTCACCAAAGAACAGCACGATTGGCTGAATGGCTGGCTTGAACTGTGGGGCGCATGGGTTTATTCAGGTCGTCTGGAAAAGCGCATGAGCAGCGTAATAGCGAAGTTCATGGAGAGCGTAGAGCCGGGAAGAGTTATGACAAGACCAATGTGTAATGATGATGATGGAATGTTGATTTCTCAGGTCGTCGATTCCGTCATGTACATTGACAAGAAAGCCTTTGGCATCCTCCTCAGCTACTACGCTCATGGTTCATCTAAGAGAGCAATTGCATCCTACTATCACGCGACTGCAAAGCCACGCAAGATGTGTGGACGCGGTGGCGAGGGATGGAGAAAACCTTCACTGGCAACCTGTAGAAACGAAATTGACGATATCCTGAAAGCGTCATTATTTGTTTTGTACCAACCAATGCAAAATGCTTTCAAAATGCGTAAACGTGTTGAGAAAGTTAAGCATGTTGCTGTTAAAAGCCTTGACATGCAATTAGCCATTTAGCCATAATTAGAGGGTAAGCTGCCGTTAGTGACTCTTAAGTTGCAACGGTGGCTTTTTTTATTTGGGTCAGTCGTATAAAGGTCATTACGGAAGGCTGTTAACCTTCTTATCGTGGTTCGATTCCCGCTACCCGCTCCAGATTTATTATCAGGCTCGCTTCGGCGGGCTTTTTTTGTATCTGCGCCACGCCCGGCGCATATCAACCACAGAGCCTTTCGGGGGTGAGCTTACGGAGTGGTCAGTGTGACTTTCTCTGTGGGCAGATCGCTCCCGGGCGTTGGCTCACCCACCCAAAGGAACGTCACGATGTTTGGTATTTTTGGTAAAAAAGCCCGCCGAGCGGCAGTGGAAATTAAAAAGTTTGAGAAACGTGATCTGGCACAGGCGGTTATTAATGCTGCCTATCTGGTGGCCTATGCAGATGGTGAATGTGAGGCTTCAGAGAAAGCGAAGATCGAGCAGGTCTTGCGTAACCAGCCTGCGTTGTCCGCGTTTACGTCAGAAATTAATGCGATTAGCGCAACCATTATCGGTCAGCTGGATACGAACTTTAAAATTGGTCGTCGAGCGGCGTTACGTGAGATCGAGGATGTGAAACACGATACGCGTGAAGCGGAAGACGTGCTGGATGTGGCGGTGGCCATTGCCGAAGCAGACGGCGAAATAGAGCCGGAAGAGCGCAAGGTGCTGGAAGAGATTGCCGGTGTCCTGGGCCTTCGTCTGGAGAATCATCTGTGACGGTAAAAATGCGTCTGGCTGTGGTTGCGCTCCTGCTGTTTCTGGTGGTGATGGTGGACTTCAGCAGCCGGATAATGTCAGTGCTGGCTGACGGTGTGCTGGTGGCGGGTGTGGTGGTTGTTGCTTTCCCGTTGCTGAAAAAGAAAGCATCAGGCGATTAGCAGGGTATCAGTTACCCGTTGAAATTTTTAAATGCCTCACAATTCAGGCGGTTGACTGTTGTCTGGTTTGCGGGGAGTTTGTTAAAAGAAACTGGCATGGTGAATCCCCCTGTGCGGAGGGGCAATCAGCAACTGGTGTTTTGTCACCGACCCTTATCCTTTCTGTGCGGGTTCAGGTGCTGATACTGAACTCACCGGGAGGCACCCGGCACCATGCAATGGCACATAGCGCCACTCTCCAGCCCCTCTCCGGAGGGGCTTTTCTGTGCCGGATACATCACAGTTTCTGGAACCTTGGGTACTACAGTATCAGTCAGGGTGCTATATTTTCAGATGTGATGAAAGCCTGTCAGCAGGCAGGGCGTATCGGAAATGACCCAGTAGAGAAAACGTTGACTCAGATACCGGTGCTGAGTTACCGGGAAACCGGCATCACATGACCGCTATCCTTCCAGGCCCATCCGCTCCGGTGGGCCTTTTTACTGCAGAAAACAGGTTCCCCGTTAAATGCTATGTTGCTCACAATTCAGTAAGTTGACAGTTGCCTGTCAGACTGGGCATTTGTTAAAAAAATTTCGCATGGTGAATCCCCCTGAGCGGAGGGGCGACTGGTGACGGTATAATCTCTGATTATCAAAACGAGAATGACGCGGGTTTAGTGGCACCGGGCTGAACTCACCGGGAGGCACCCGGCACCATGTTCATGGTGATACAGAAATGCGGCTTCAGCCCCTCTCCGGAGGGGCTTTCTTATGGACAAAAAAGCCCGCGCTGGGAGACGCGGGCGGCAAGGAATAAACAATAAAACGTGAAGTAATATTTCAGCTGGCGAATAATACCCCATAGTAATCACTCTGCGCAACTGCGCGGCCTTTTTCGTATTGCGGGCTGTAGTCTCCCTTCTGCCATTGTCCTGTAACTTCCGGACTTCAGCTCGCTCCTTATCTGACTCACAACATTATCCCGACCGGGAGGATTCATGACATTTAAACACTACGATGTGGTCAGGGCGGCGTCGCCGTCAGACCTTGCGGAGCGACTG